AATGGCTTGTCGTGTGAAAGAAATCATCTTACCTTTAGTAACAGCTTGAATCGTTTCTTTCTCATCACTGAATGTACCAGAAGTATATTCGCCGCCTTCTTTAATTTCAGCAAGACTATTGAAAGAGCCTAACTGGATTCGAGAGTTGACTTTGAAATCTGGAACACTTGAACGGTCAGCCCACATCTGCCATGTATCAGGAAAGTTGCCGTAAGCTGCTCGCATTGCCTTGCCCAAAGTATCTTCAAGTAAACTTGGAAAGTCACCTGATGAATGAGTAAATGCCGCGCCAGCAATTCGCATACGATCCATACCGGTAGTATTTACGCTGTGAATGTTTAGAACTTCTTTAGCCATATCTAACAAGGTATGAGCGCGAAAAGGATTGCCCGATTCTGTTGCTTTAGCAATACCTGCTCGAAATGCTAAGGCATCCGAAGCTGCACCGCGAAACTTATCAACAGCATCCACGACAACATCGATACGCAGCTTATTGACTGGCTCTTGACCTTCGCCAAGTTTAGCAAGTAACTTTTGACCGGCCATTTCCGAAGTAATATCACTATCAGAAAGACATTCAATTAAAAGTTGAGATTGAAACTCATGCCCTTTAAACATAAGGTTAATCTTCGCTTTACGTTCGCCCTCTGCTACCTTAGCTTGCGCCACTGCATCATTGGTATTTTTTAACAGTTCAGCCGCAGCCGCTTCTGCTTTTACTTTGTCAGTCATAACATTGACTTCCTTTTTGGTTGCGGCTTGCGCCGTTAGTTGCCCTGGTGCTTTTTGAAACTTGTATTTATCAAGGTCGAAAGATGCCGCCATTTCAACTTGATCTTCTAATTCATCAACAAAACCATATTCTAAAGATTCTTCCGAGTCCATCCAAGTTTCATCATTCATAAGGACTGAAACCTCGTCTTCACTCATGCCTGTCACTGAAGTATATCCATTTAAGAGTGTGGATTTCATTTTATCCATCAAGTCAGCAGACTTTCTCATCTCGTCTGAGTCGCCTACTGCTAATCCCCACGGATTATGAATCATTATCCAGCCAGCGTTAGCCATAATGCGCTTATCCGCAGCCATAATGATAAAGCTTGCCATTGAAGCTGCAAGGCCATCGATATAAGCAGTAACTTCCCCATCATGTCGTTTAATCGCATTGTAAATAGCGACCCCATCAATAACCGAACCACCTGGGCTATGAACTCGCAAATCGATGTTGCCACTAATCTTTTTCAAATCATTAACGAAGTCTTTTGCGGAAATACCCCACGCGCCTATTTCGTCATAGATAGAAATTTCTGTATTATGTTTCTTCGCTGTTATCTGATACCAATTCTTCATCGGGTAACTCCTTTTCCTTGTTAGCGCGTTCGGTTTTAATCTGTCGCCTAACTTCTGTTGGGTTTTTATCTCTTGATCGTATTGATTCGTTTTCTGACATTAGGCCAGCTTCAATTAAGTTTATCTGTGAACTTGATTCTTTATTTGGGTCAATCCACGGTATCGCTGGACGACTATGAGTTACCGCATAAAGCGTTCTTTCGTCTAAGTCAGTAGGGATATCTACCGCACCACTACTTATGGCTGCATTTACAAAAGAAACCCAATCAGGGTCAACTACTTTAGCTACAAACGTGTCCCAAAGTATTTTATAAAATCCATCATTCTCAACTAACTCTTGTCGTTGTGAAGAATATGAACCGTCGTAATCTTTACTGATTGAAGAATATCCAGACATTGTTCCAGACGCTACCGCCCTTAACATCGAGTTTCTAAAATCCTGTAATCCAGAATTAGGCCTTGAATGATCGATAGTCCCAACATCTTCGCCAGGTCTTAAATCATCGAAAACTAAACCAGGCTCCATATCGATACTTCTATAATCTTTACCTTCATCATCTGCATTGTAAAAATCTGGCGAACCTTTTTTAATGTAGCCTACCATCGTGGCCGCAACCCTTGCTGCAACTTGCTCGCTTTCTTCGTACTGAGATATGTCGTCCAATCTATTTAGGACTGAGGCAAATACCGACGCACCCCTTGTCTGACCTATTCTATCTGTCAATCTCAAGTGATCGATAAGATTCGCGCTCACGCCTCTTAATTCAGAATTTCTTAAGTATAAAGAACCCGTTGGAGTCTCTTTGTAAAACCAGTACATTACCGGCTCACCCCAGCCATTCTTTTGAACGCCGTGAATGATATTTTTGCTTTCTTCTGTATAACTGAATGGAAGCATGTCCATTTCAATTATCTCATACGAGAAAGGTACAATAGACCCATGCTTTAAGTTAGGAATTTGCCCGATAAATCTTTTCTTAAATACTTCGCCATCTCTCAACCAAGAACGACACATTAATCTTTGGTCTATGTAGTAATTTTCTTTACATACTGAAGCTCTTTTGGAAAAGTCCTCATGCAAGTATAGTAGTTGTTCGTTTACATCGGTTAAAGGCTCGCCACCTACAGTCATTAATTGAGGCTCAGGTCTAATGCCAGAACCAACAATATTTTTAACCATTACATCCAATACGCCCTTGGCTAAATCATGATTTCTGTCTAAGTCTCTGGCAAAGTAAGCCAGCTTCATTCCGGTTTTAGCCATGACAGCATCACCGGTAGAGGCATCTGTTCTTTTTCTGGTGCCAGATTGAGTAGCGGCTTCATAACCAGACAACGCTTTAATCTTTTTCTTTGCGAGAAGTCTATTTAATCCCCATTGAGGACTGACGCCGCTTATTATTTTATCTAGTGCATTCATCGAACGAAATTCGCCTTAGCTGCTGCATTTCTGGATTTACCTGCTGCTGTTCGTTCTAAATTTGAGACTCTTTCAGTCCATTTATCGACTTCAGCCGAAACCATACCTAAATCTGCTCTGGTTAATATTCGGCCTTCTCTGGCATAGGATTGATTTTTTGAAATAGAGGTAAGGGCAGTTAGCCACTCACTGAGATAGGTTTGTGCTTGTACTAGCGTATATGCGCTCATCTACGTTTGAACCATCCATTTCTGTTGCCGATAAACTTACTGCTTGATGTTCTATTTACTTGCGGCGGTGCAACTTTAGTCTCGGATTTTTCAGTATATGAAGGTAATTCAATTAAGCTATCTTCTATATTGTCCCAATTCTTAGTCGCTAATCCTATTCTTATCGCTGCACTATATGCGTAAACTTCACAATCAAACGCTTCATTTCGTCCGAAGGCTTTCCAGATTTCTTCAACCTTTCCACCTTTAAACTCCATGACTAACCTTTCATTGGTTAGCTGTTCGTAATACTCGTCTGGCAAGTCATTAGAGAAATGCCAATAAGCCGGCCCAGGCTTGGTTATAGCTAAACGTGACATGATGTGATATTTTGTGGTATCAACACCTAAAGGCCAAAGTTTTACACCATTCTTAATCTTACGTCCATTAAAGATAACTTCTTGATCACTCGGTCTACCTACAATCGGCTTGCCGCGAGTTGACATACCCTTAATAGCCATGCACTTTGGTCTTCGTCGAACATAATTATATACCATTTGAGTATGTTTTCCACCCGAATCAACTGCTACGGATGATATCTTGATTTTTCCACCTAATGGATGATCAAATTCATGGTTAATTAGCTCGTCTAATTCTTCCCAAACGTCCTGCTGAAACGGATCACCGATTAACTCTAACCATAAAATACGCCACGATTCTTCTCCCCTACCATATCCCGCTATTACTACTGAAAGTCTATCTATCTGGACATCAACCCCAGCCGTGACAAGTAAAACTTTCTTTGAAGGTATGTTATATAAAGTATAAGCTTCACCCCTATCGCGTAATTTTTCCCAGTCTACCTGGTCGGATATGTTTTCGTCCCATGTTTCACCTAAAGACGTATTTCTAAAGGTAATCATGAAAGTCGGATCGCCTTTCTCTAGATAATATTGCGCCTCTAGGAACTTTTCGACTACGTGAACGACCGTTGCATTCGGGAATGGGGACATTAATTCGCTTATATAAAAGCCAGCCGTTCCTTTGAATGGCTCTGTGGATTGCCAATAGCCTGTTTGTAATTGGCGGTTCTTTTGGGCGTTTGAATAATGCTTGCCGCAACACGGGCATTTGAATCTTGCACTACGAGGTTGCTCGTAACCAAAAATACTGTCTTTTTCTGGCGCTTCTTTATCCCATACAACGTTTTCAAATCTTAATTCATGTGGTTCGTTACAATCAGGATCAGGGCAAAATATCATAAAGCGTCTTTTATCAGACAAGGACATTTCGCGCTCTATTTCACTCGCACCGGCAATAGTTGGCGAACCACCCACAAGTATTTTTCTTCGTGAGAAAGTCTTGCCACGTTCATAGACTAATTTTAACGCACTACCTTCACCGCCTGAGTTTGACGCGCACCTGTCCGGTTCTTCTACGAGAATTATCCTAATCGGACTTGATGCCATATTAGTAGGCGAATTACTACCCACTAATTCTAAGTGGCCACCTGTGAAATTTTTGGAATGTATTGTGTTGCCTGATTCTCTCGTAGTTGAGTTAGAGATTAATCGCTTAAGGCATGAAGCGTCCCTTATCATGGGGGAGAGCTTTTCTTTCGAGTATCTTTGCGCCATTGAGTCGGTAGGAAATAAGATTATGATGGGTGACGGGTCAACGGCTATATAATAACCTAACGCATTGTTTATAATTCCATCAGTCCACGCCACTTGCGCTGATTTCTGACAGGCTATTTTTTCAATACTTCTATCGGTAATGCAATCTAAGATTTCTTTTAGGTAAGGCGTGACGCTAACCCGATAAGGGCCAGGTAAAGCGCAGTTCTCAGGCGATAGGACTCGGTTTTCTTCAGCCCACTCTGTAACCGTTACATCTGGTGGTGGTGTGAAGTGCCGAAAAGCCTCGTCAACTATCTTCTGTGGTAAATTCTGACTTTCCAAGTGCGGCCAGTGTCCTTTTCATTTCGATTTCAATAACATCTTCGTCTTCGGTTGATAGCCCGAGCATTTGAGTAATTTTGCTCGGCAGAACTAATAGGGTGTTTCTTGCTGAGACTACATTTCTCTCGTAGGTTTGCTGCATTTCTTTGGCGTTTACTAATTCACCACTCAACTTTTTAGCTTCAAGCCCTTTAACGTCAGCCTGATTCTTTGTTAAT